CATCTATTGTGATGTTATCTACAACCACACCTGCGTTGGCTGTTACTGTTCCTGTGAATGTACTTGCAGAGCCAACTATGCTCAAAATATTATTACCAGAGCCAGTGCCAGTTTTTAGGTTAATCGCTTCCCCTTCACCATGCGCCCAAAGGTTTAAGTTGCCATCAGAATTTAATTCTATAATCCCAAGTTCTGAGCCATTGTTAAAACGAATAGATTGGTCAGTTCCTGAAGTCGTTATATTTAATGCCGCTGAAGCGTGTGCCGCAACACCAATTCCTAACCGCGTACCAACCTTTAAAGTGCTTGCCATATCCACAGCGCCATCAATGTCCACGACATCAAGGTTAGTCGTGCCGTCTACGTCTATGTCGCCTGAGATGTCTAAGGATGTTGCCGCTACTTCGCCCGTGACCGAAATACCGCTAGTCGTGGTTTCAAGTCGAGTCGAATTATCGTGTGCAAGTAGTACAGAGCCGTCAGCAGTGAAAACACCCAATGTTTCGCCTGTGTATTTTTGTATGCTTAAACTTCCATTTGCTCTTATTCTTAAATTACCTGTGCCTGCATCATCTATATAACTTGCAGACCCATCGTGATAAATCTGTAAATCCGACCCTGCCCCAAATAACGCTTTAGCATTGTCAGCAAACGTAATGTCATCGCCAGTACCTACTGCAATGTCTGTACCGCCTGTAGCATTGCTCAGTGCAAGTATTTCAGCGAGGGTATCAACCGTGTCCTGTTGTGCGTCTACATAGGCTTTAATGGACTGCTGAGTCGCTAGAGCCGTTGCGCTGTTACCCGACATATCATCTTGGTCGAGAATGTCTGTGACGGTTACAGAGCCTGTGCCTGATATAGCATCAAATTCTATTGTGCCGTCAACATCTAGGTCGCCGTTAAAGTCTACGTTACCGCCTACTGTAAGAGTTGTAGCAATATCTACAGCACCATCAATGTCTACTACGTCAAGGTTGGTTGTTCCATCTACATCTAGGTCGCCATTAAAGTCTACGTTACCTGTAACAAGCAAAGTAGTCGCCATGTTTACTGCACCATCAATATCTACAGCATCAAGGTTAGTTGTTCCATCTACATCTAGGTCGCCGTTAAAGTCTACATTACCTGCTACTGCAAGCGTTGTAGCCATGTCCACAGCGCCATCAATGTCAACAACGTCAAGGTTAGTAACACCATCAACATCAATGTTTCCAGAGATGTCTAAACTTGCGGCAATGATTTCGCCGCTTGCATTGATTGCACCATTAATGTCTATAGTAGTCGCGGCTATTTGAATCTCAGTGTCTGCAACAATGTCTAGTTGTCCGTCAGCACTAGAGTTAATGTAAATAGCTGAATCACGGAACTGAACCTTATCGGTTGTGGTCAACTCTACGTCTGTGCCACTAGATGTGTTGCTCAATGCTAAAATCTCTGCGAATGTATCTACAGTATCCTGCTGTGCATCTACATAGGCTTTAATGCTCTGTTGAGTTGCGAGGGCTGTAGCACTGTCGCCTGACATATCGTCTTGGTCTAGGATGTCCGTAACTGTAACTGAGCCTGTGCCTGATAGACCGTCAAACTCTACAATGCCGTCTACATCTACGTTACCTGTTACAGTTATATTTCCACCAACTGTAAGGTTTCCTGTAGCTGTAAGGCTATCAATGTAAGCGTCTTTAAAACGTAAAGCATTTGTACCTAAATCTACATCGCTATCTGTAACTGGATATACTACGCCATCTTCAATGCGTACTTGCTCTACGGCACTGCCACCTACTTCTACATAAACACTCCAACGATTATTAGAGCTATCAACAACTATTTTATTATTAAAATCTTGGTCGCCAATAATCTCAATGTTGCCGCCTTCTCCTGCGCCACCATCGTGTTGGTGTCCTGTAGTGCCAGAAGCCGCGTATGAAAACGCAGTAACTAGTTGGTTGTATTCTGCGTTAAAGAGTGACGCTGTAATCGTATCGCCATCGGTAAGCGTACTTTGTCTAGTGTAACTTGTTCCTGCCATTTGGTTATCTCCTACCTGATGGGACGTAATTTATATAAAGACCGTTGATTGCGTATGGTGCGTTTTGATCAGAACTACTTATTCTAAAGTTACATACTGATCCACTTCCCTGTATAGCTTGACGTAGCATAGGATCGTTACTTGCTCCAAAGATTGCTGTTGCAAATACCGCTGTGCCGAAAAGGGCAGGGAGCGGAACAGAATCTAAAATATAATCTGCGGGTTGTGGTATGTCCGTATCTTCATAGTCGTAACGGACTCTTAAACTTGGTTGTACTTCACCTTCGGGCGTAATAGAAATCTTTGCATAATGTAAAGTCTTTCTAGTTCCTATGTCACCAAAGTCATAGTTTGGCGTTTGATAAATTGCATTAATATCAAATGCACTTCCAGAAGCTGTGAAGGTGTTACCTGTATCGTGGTTGTATACATATCCTGCGTTATCGCCGTGGTACTCTTGTTCTACGCCATTATTATCAAAACCTGTTGTAAAACCTACCGCCTGTATTCCTAGTGTTTCTGACCATTCAAAGCCGTTAGGTGTCAATGTACCTATGATGCCTTTTGATGATACTGAACTTTGATTGTCAGAACTATAAAACAAACGATACTGCGACTTGCTTCTTAATACTGCGCTTGTAATCGTGAAAGAGTTAACAGACAAAGCAATATCAGAAATAATACTTTGTATCTGTCGGCTTACTGATCCTAACTCAACGTCACCAATACGCGATGTACCCGCAACAGATCGTATGCCGTCTGGACTAAGAAACACTAAGTCACCGCCAATCTCTTGTATGCTGTGTGAACTCAAGCAACCTACGTTCTGTGTAATAGGAACAACAGCAATATTACTAGAATCATTAATGTTTACAAGCTTGTGTATGCTGTTCCTGCAAAATATAATCAAGTCATCACGGAAGCTTTTAAGGCCAATTACTTGATCGCTTAAGGATATGTTTCCTGCGCCTGTGCCTGTGAAGTTATCAGGCTCAAAGTTGTGACTATAGTATATAGTGTTTTTAGCCGCTGAAGCGCCTGCAACAACTAAGTGGTGGTCATGTACTGCACAGACTGAAGGGGCTACAGTGCTATTTACAGTTATTTCTTTTGCAAAAAATGTACGAGTAGTTAAGCCGCCTGTACCTGTCATGCTAAATATAAAAGGCTTATTAACTCCGTCTGTTATTACTATTTCGCCGTAGTCTGTGTTGCCTTCAAAGACTGCAAAGGTACACTGTAGTTGACCAGTTCTTGCATCCATGCTACGGCCAGTGAAAGTTGTATGGTTATCACCACTACTATGAACACTTGCTCTATTAATCTGTAGCCAAGTAGTTTCTCCGTCTTGGCTAAAAAAGATTCCGTCCCCTGAACAAACAATAATACCGTCTGCGTATACAGCCATTCCTAGTATTTTGTTGGCGCTGTTTGGCCTAGTATCGCCAAAGGCTGTGTAGCCATTTATACGCCTGTAACCGCCATCAGGATCGACTTCAAAGTTTGTAAGCTTTGTAGCTAATCCGGGCTGAGACAACATTTCAAGTTGGTTTAGGTTTGTATTTAACCCGCCCTTACATGAAATACCAAAAGGTTGTGAAGCGGCCATATTATACGAATCTCATTCGGTCGTCTTTAATGTATGTAGGCGTAGGTTCTAAAAGATTAGAGCGCATACTGCGTAATCCTTTTTTATAGTCTTCGAGTGCAAATGCCGCCGCTTGAGGGTTATCTTTAAACTGCCAGATATAGTATCGAGCCTTAGCTAAAAGTACAGAAGTGTACATTTCAGGAAAGACTACAGAGTCTGTAGAAGCTGTAAGTTTTGTAGGAAGGCTCCAAGCATAAAACCAAACGCGATATACTTTGTCTGGAATGGGGCTAAGTCCAAACTTCCGTGAGTCTGGGCTTCGGATAACATTACTAGGTTGACCGTACTGTTGTGTATCTGCATCGTCTGCGTTTTCAGCAGTTCTGCGAAAGTCCTTCCAAGCCTCTGTAGTCATGAAGCTCAGGTTGCGCGAAACATAAGGGGCTGTTTCTCCGCTTACACCGACAGTTGTAATGTAAAAGTTATCCCAATCTATTGATCCGTAGTCCGTAGTAATATCAGAACTAGCGGGTTTTAATTCGTAGAAGCGTGTGCCTGCGGTTGTTTCGACATATACATTTCCGTACATCGGGTCTGTATCACCGCTTTCTGCAACAGCCAAGTAGGGCCATTGAGGTTCTTCATTAATAATGTCAAAGTATGCACGATTGAGTGAATCTTTGACATGTTGCTGTACGCCGACAGCGTTTGCAAAGGTAGCGGTTGTCAACGTAACTTCATTAAGCTCTCGTAACAATTCGTTAGTTAAATCAAGATAAGTTGATGACATATATTATTGCGCCTTTGTTTCTGTTTTAGTATTGGGCTTATTAAAAATTGCATCCCAGTTATCGTCAAATTTCTTTTTGTTCTCAGGCTTATAC